AAGTGTGTTTTAAGTTGATTCATGATCTTTTTTATAAAAAAACGTAGCGAGCCCAATGGTCTTCATGAATTATCGATATTTTCCGTTTTTCTGGCTCAAATGAATGTTCGTCTTGCATAGCCATTGCTTTTTCAATCTTTCTTCCATAAGTCGTGTGAATCCATTCTGAACTGCATAGACTACCGATCACAAGGTAATCAAGGTTTTTATATACTCCGTCTATTACTATCCCGCCCCGCTCAATAATTGCTGTACTGCAAATCTTGCGAGGACCATAAGCAAATTTACCAGTCAAACAGAAAACCGACCCGGCTACCTCGACCGATGGTGGCGGCTTGTCGAGAGGAAATACCGCTGCCGTCGCTTCGACCTGCGCAGATGGACACTGCTCACCAGAAATGCTTTTTAGAATTTTAAAAAGTTCACTCTGTTCTTGTTTGTCGAGAACTTTGTCAACCAGCATCTCTTTTATTCGTGAGTACAGCGTGTTGACAATCCTGTCTTCACAATACTTTGTGTTTCTTTTCATCCAGTTAAATAAAAATTCAGCCTCTCCTTGATTAACAATTCCGTCAGCGGTTATACCTTTGACCATTCCAATAAGTTCATCAATGGTCCGGTCGTTAAGCCTTTTTCGGCCATACATTCTATTTAATGGTTGTCCATCATCGTCAATATAAGTGTTTGTCATAGTGGCCTCTTTTTGTAAAAGCTACAATGTGGTACAAAAAATAATTTATTTAGATGTTGATATTTATGAATTATTTTTTGCTATTAACCGATTTGATACCCATAGGTTTAAACTCACCACTTTCATCTGCTCGTTTTTTTTGCAGTTCTGCAGCTTGCTCCCTTTTTCGATACGTCCATAGCCGATAATCTGGATCATTTATTAAAAAATCCCGTTCCATTTTCGATAGAAAATCGTTTATCGCTATGGAGTTTTCACCGTAAGATTCAATCAAAAAATCAAAAAGATGTTGAAACTTCCACATAATCTGCTCGTACTTCTGAATGCTTTTCATTGGTGGTGGCTCTGAAACAGTCTGTAAGTGCTGCTGATTAAATTCTTCTTTTTCAAGTCCAAGAATCCATTCGACGCTCATCCCCGTTGCTTTCGAAATTTTTGCAAGTATTGGTTGACCTGGGATTTTTCCTTCAAGAGCGCTTCTGACAGTTTTTGCGTCTATGCCACATTTTTTTCCGAATGCCGTTGGACTGCTTTCTTTTAAAAGGATTTTTATCCTTGAAATAAAAATATTTTCTATAGACATGTCAGTGTGTTGCCTGTTTTTTCCCATAGCAATGGAATTATTTCCGGATAAATGGGAAAATATTCCTTGCAACCGGGAATATTTTCAGATATTTTTGTATCCATGACTAAGACACAAATCATAGGCGCGATAAGACTGATGACCGGCAAACCGGTGGCGGACGTAGCCGTAGAGAATGGCTACTCGAAGCACACTTTTTACCGTGTCATAAAAGGAGAGAGGAATATCCCCGAGGTTCGGGAGATCATCTCTTCAATAGTCCATAAAAGCGCAAACGAAATATGGCCGGAACGGCCCGCAGGAGAGGAATAAAAAAGTCCTCATCCCCTGGACGCAATTCCGGTTGTCGAGCTGGCACTTGGCAACCTAACAGGGGGTGGGGCATTTTCGCAAGTAGAAAGTAGGTTGCGGGAATGGATATTTCATCCTAAGCCCGTAAGTTTCAATGATAATCTCACCGATTGATTTTCAACCAGGGCGAGATCTTAAGATCAGTCAAATAAAATGGAGGTTCCGAGAATGACGAAAGAAAAGGTTTCACGGGTTTCCATATGTGACGGAGCAGCAAAACTACTGCAGGAAATGGCAGAGCAGCAAGGCGTGACGCCGCGTGAGTATCTCGAGGCGCTTCTTCATTACGCGGGCAGCTGCCATAAACGGCCTGGCTCATGGGAAGCATGCCAGCCCTTCGATTTTGCAAGCTATGACAATCGCACCAAGAATGGGCAATTTGCCGATAGATGGTTTTGAAAATTTCGACGGAAAATTATCAACATGAAATCAATTTATTACAAACAGGTTAAAACATTAAAGCAGGCTCTTTACGATACCATTCATCATCACGACACATTGTCGGTCGCGGCCATCGCCGAGCAGATCGACATGGCGCCCTCATATCTATACCGCGCTGCTACCCTCGATCCTGATACAGAAGGGCCCGAGGTAAGCGGTGTTCGTTTCCCATTGAAGTATCTCATGCCTTTGATTCGCGTGACCGGGGACTTCCAGATCCTTGACCTGATCGAGTTTTCTTTAGGCCGGGTTGCTATCCCAATTCCAAAGCCTGAAAAGGATTGCACTGCAGATCTGCAGACAAAAGCGCTCAACGCAGTTATCGAGTTCGGCGATTTTATAAAGGCGGTCACAGCTTCCATTAAAGACGGCACCATCACTGACGAAGAACAGAAAAAGCTGGAGCGCGAAGGCAACGACGCTATCCAGGCCATTATGATATTGCTTTCAGCAAAGAGCAAATAACATGGGCCTTGCTGAAGAGGTAGCCGAGCTTCGCCGCGAGATAGCGGAACTGACGCGCCTTATAACCAACATGGTGGCACCTGCGACCAGCCTTTCGATAGCCGAAAAGTCGCGACTGATCCGCGAGGCCCATGCCTCGGGCAACAAGGCCACCATTCGCAAAACAACCAAGTTCATCAACAGTAAGGGGTAAAGACTATGAAAGACGTAACGTACAAACGTATCGGTGTTTCCCTGGTTGTGTCGTCAGCAGTTGCAGTCGTGTGCCTCACCTATCTCACTGTAGTAAACCTCATCCCGCCAGCTATAGACGCGATACTGGATCATCAGATCGCAGTGGCGATAACTGCTCAAGGTTCAGAGCGTCCATAGTCTGCGCTCTCATGCCAGCCCTTTCCAGCTGCCCCTTTGCCCCCTATGGAGACCTCGGGCCGACAGGACAAGATCTTGAAGATCAGCCAGAGAAATCGTGGGTCCTCCCTGGAAGGGGCAGAAACACGGTTTCGGGGCCCTCGAGTTCCGGCTGGCTTGAAAGATTTGGTTTGGTTGGAAAATTGGAAAATGAGTTTTGCTGCATGTCGAGCGGTGTTTTTGTTAGGTTTTCGGCGTGAATTTTTTGGCGCAAAATTATCAATTTAATTTATGAACGAGCAAGAGATAGCACGGCAGGTTGAGGAGCGGGCGGCAGGGTTATTGCCGGAGGTGGTGCGCGAGCCGCTCGATCCTCTGTTTGTCAAAAGCTGCCTAGACGGCAACGAGCGCGGTGATGGCTGCATGGCTGCTTCGCTTTTAAAGGACCGTTTCTTGCTTAACGTTACCGTCAACAAGGATCCAGAGTGGTACTCCTGGGAGGGTAATGTCTGGCAGCGAGATATCTTTCGAAAATCTATCGATGCGGTCGAGGAGTGTGCCGTTGAATATTCCCGAATGGCTATCGATCTCTCTGAAAAAATTGAAGAGCGCGGGATCAAGAAAAAAGACGATGACGGTTGGATGATCGCTCTGCGCGATAAGTATATCTCTCGGGTATCTAGGCTGCGGTCTGAGAACGGCGCGAAGAAGGCATTGTCGATGGCAGCTGTTGTCGATCGACAAATGGCATGCGAGGAAGCTGAATTTAATCAGAATCCTTGGTTACTGCCGGTGGCGAATGGTGTCATCGACCTCGAGACCGGCGCCTTAACCAGAGGGAGGCCTGCTGATCGGATGACCAAGGCGCTCGATATTGAGTACGATCCGCGTGCCGAATACGAGCCATGGGTTGATTTTGTCCGGGAGGTTTCCGACTCGGAAGAGATGGAGCAGTTCCAAAAACGGTCGGCAGGTTATGCCGCCACCGGCTTTACTCATGAGCAATATATCTGGATCTACATTGGCCCTGGGCGTAATGGTAAAGGAATTTTCTTCAATGCTTTGTCCGATGTCCTTGGGCCGTATTACCACGAGATCGACAAAGGCATGATCCTTGAGCAACGTAACGAACCAGGGCCTGCCGCCGCGTCAGAGCATAAATACAGTCTGCTGCATAAACGGTTCATCGTCGCCGCCGAGACGAACAAGGGCCAGCGGATCGACGCCAGTGCGCTCAAATCTTTGACTGGTATGAACATGGTTAAGTGCCGGCCGAACTTCCGAAGTGAAATCATTTTTGCTCCTTCTCATTCCATTTTTTGCCAGACCAATAATTTCCCGATAGGCCTGACTCGCGAGCTGTCGCTGATCGAGCGGATCCTGATCATCGAATATCCGTTTATTTATGTCGACGATGTTGAGGAAAAAAAGAAGAAGTTTCCCGCCCTGGCTGAAAAATTTAGAAAGAAAGACCCGAAGCTACACGAAAAACTGGCCAAGTACAGACCGGGAATTCTGCGCTGGATCGTCGAGGGGTGCCAGGACTGGAAGCAGAATGGCCTAAAGCCGCCACAACAGGTGCTCGATCATGTCAGCAGGCTGGTTAAAGAAAACGATTATATCGGTCTGTTTATCGAGGATTGCTGCGATCAGTGGCCTGATCGGCCAGAGGTCCGGATCACCACTAAGACGATGTACGAGGTTTTCAAATATTGGTGGACCCAGAGCAACGATGATAACGACAAAAATATTTTGAAGATAAAGCAAGTCACGGCTGCTCTACGCGAAAAAGGTTTCGAAGTTAAACCGTCTGGTGGATCTACATGGGTTCACCGCTTGACCATCAAGGATGATGTTTCGGACAGCATCAGGGGCAAACAGCGGGGTGAATCATGACATCTACTCATGGCATTTCGGTTCTCAGTACGCTGCCCTCTATCAACTCATGGCTTTTAACTATAGATAAACACAAAGGAAAAGGGTCTTGCCATGAGGACCATGAGCAAATTGCAGACGCGCGTACGGAAGATAATATTACTCTGTTTTTTTACTTTCCATGTCACGTATACATTTTACTCATGTTACTCATGGTAAGTAATATTATATATATATATCAATATGTTATTTACCATGAGTTAGTAGAGGGCAGCGTATTGAGAGGCCAAAAGCCATGAGGAGGGCTTTTTTATGAGCAACATTTTATCGATAGTTCAGGAAATCGCCGCTCGTTATTCCCTGTTGAAGAAGGGTGGCCGGTATGCCGGAGCGTGTCCGGAGTGCGGTGGCTCGCAGAAGTCGGACAAATTTTCCTTTTATACCGACGGCGGTTTCATGTGTTTTGCCTGTTCGTTTCGTGGCGACATCATCACCTGGCTGCGCAAGAAGGAAGGAAAGACCTGTCCAGAGGCCCACGAGTACGCCGGGTTGGACTGCAGGGCGGTAGCGTGCTCGGTGCGCGGGACCTGCCGTATGGGTGACGGATCCGGTAAGAAAATTGCCAGACAGCCAAAAACCATCTCACCAATGGCTCCTTTGCCAGGCAACGATTTGCCGCTGACCATCGTCAAGACGCCGCAGGCTGTGTGGCGTGAGTGGGCTGAGTCTATTATCGATAAAGCCGTGTCTCGCCTGCAGGCAAATGATGAGGTTCTGGCGTGGCTGGCCAAGCGAGGGATTACCCGTGAAGCTGCCGACCGCTTTGGCCTTGGCTGGCTCGGGCACGATCAGAGGGTCAAGCGAGACAGAATAGGCCTGGCGCCCAGATCAGGAAAAACTGAATTGTGGATTCCGGGAGGCCTGCTTATCTCGATTTATGATGATAACCGAATCCACCGTCTGCGCGTTCGCCGTACCGATGAAACCAGGGCTAAGTTTTTGTCCGATCTTAAATACGTCTGGCTGGAAGGTTCGGGAAATGAGCCGATGGTCCTTCGTCCTGCCGGCAAGATCCGCGGGGCGGTGATCGTCGAGGCAGAGCTTGACGGTATGGCCGTGGCGGCTGCTCACGATCAGGTACTTGTTGTAGCAGTCGGGTCGGTTTCTACCGGAGTCCCGCAAAATTTACGGCATGAGCTTGCGCAGCTGCCGGTGATCATGGTGTCGCTGGATGCCGATCAAGGCAAGGACGGAAAGCAAGGAGCCGGCCAGGTTGCCTGCACGCGGTGGTTCTCTGCTTTTCGGCGGGCGAAATTCTGGCCGGTACCGCAGGGCAAGGACCCAGGACACTACGCTGAGTTGGGCGGCAATCTTCGACCATGGATCGAGGCAGGCCTCGTTCCAGAACTGTCGACATTTAACGCTAGCCATGAGCTGCCCTTATCACCTGTGAGCTTCACGCCGGGGGGAGGGGGTGAGTCGGAAAAGTGTGTCGAGAAAAACAACGATGTCGAGATTGAAGATAAATTGCCTGAAGCTATTCCCGGGTTGCGATGGTGCAGTATCTGTTTTGGGGATCGGTTCTTGGCCAGCGATGCCGGTGGCTATTTCTGTACGGAGTGCCAGCCTATGGACGTGGCCGGCCGGATTGTCCGGGCGAACGTGCCACGTGCTGAATACGTAGTCGATTAAGTGGCGGCTTGCAGCCGCAAAAGCAAAAGGAGGAAAAGCGAATGGAACAGCCTATTTTTAAACTTCCCCGTGTCGGGCTGGTTGGTGGGCGTCCGGTTGACCGGACTTATATGGCTGCAATGGAAGAAAAAGCAAAGCGGGTTGAGGCCGCCTGCAGATGGGTGGGGCCGGTCGGCGGCAGTAATGAGGATAAGCGGCAGTTGACGCTGCCATTTGGCAAGGTTGGAAAAAAAGGTAAGGGAGAGATCAAATGACAGGTCTAATCGTTAATGGCGCGACTCAGTCTTTCGCCTATCCTGTTCTGCCGGCGCGGGGCCGCGATAGGTGCAGTCGTCGCAAGTGCAAGTGGTCCGGAACGGACAATGAAAAAGAAACAAAGCAAAGCGCTGATCTGTCTACTGAATTTGGCATAGCTGTCAACGTTCTCTGCTGTCCGCGCTGTGGCTCTGAAACGTTTTACCCGTGTAAATAGTCGATGGTAAAAAACACCGCCACCAGCGGCCCAGATTGGGCGAGCTACCAAGAGACCAAAAAGAAAAGTGAGGTCCTTGCTTTCCTGACCGGATCGGGTTGGCCTGTTAAGCGGCAGACGTTTTACAACCATTGCACCGACGGTAAACTCCGCACAAATCGTGCCGGGGTTTACTCCCGGGCGGCGGTAAGAAAATATGCCAGGACCTGTCTCGTGCATGAGTCGGCCAATGGAATGATGGAAGGCGACCTGGCGGTCAACCTGGCGGCGCAAAAAACACAGAAGGAGATCCGGCGGATTGACGTCGCGACCAAGCGCGAGGAGTTCAAATTTCTCATTGAAAGAAAACTTTACGTGCTGAAAAGCGATGTCGCTGCCGAGTTGGCAGCACGGGCGGTGGTGCTCGACAGCGGTCTTGAATACATGTTCCAGACCTCGCTTGCCGAGATCATAGCAGTCGTCCGCGGCGACCAGACCCGGGCGTCAGAGCTGCTCGAATTTTTGATTGAAAGAAAAGACCGGCAAATGAACGAATACGCGGCCATGGGCGAATTCATGGTTGAACTGGAAATAGACGGAGATGGCAGTGGAGACCATTTATCAGGATTCGATGAGTTCAGAGATTTCGAGGGAAGTGGTGGCGACGCGGACGGTGATGGTTTTTGAGGCTGGTTCTGAACTGCTCTATCTACCCCACCGCGACAGTTATGTGTGGCAGCGTCCGGCAAATGGCAGGTCACCTGAAGAGGTGGCGATTGTCGCCGGTAGCGATGGTGAGGCGCTTCGCGAAGTGCTGATCGTCTTTCTCTGTGAGTTGCTCGGGCTGAGTTTGGATGACGAATTTTCTTTTATGTTGGTTAACGCTCTGGTTGATCGGAAATCTACTGATCTTTTGAGGTGTCAACATGGGCAGGCGTAAATTTGATTTAACCGGTCGCACCTTTACCCGCCTTCATGTAATCGAGGAAGATGTCACGCTTCGCCCGGGTAAGTCGAACGGTATCCGCTGGAAATGCCGATGCGACTGCGGCAATGAACTCACGGTCTATGCCGGAAGCCTGCTGGCTGGGGCAACAAGGTCCTGTGGTTGCATCCGGAGAAGTGTTCGGCTGGTAACTGGTCTTGCCGCAGAAATAACACGTGAGGAGGCAAGTAAGGCCGTTCTGCCGGTGGCGGATCCCCCAGCTGCCGCGCAAAAAAAATCTGAGACGGTTCGCTGGGCCATGCCTGTTTCACTTGGTATTCCCGCTCACAACCTTACAGCTCCACGGCCAAAGCGAAAAGTTACAGATAAGCAGGAGCAGGGTTTGCTCGAAGCAAAGCAGTACCTGGCAAGTCGCGGCTCGTTTAAAATTAATTATTGAGGCGCAGTCGATAGTATAATCTGGCTTTTGCCAGGTATCAAAAAGGGGGCAGAAACCGTGAAAAAGAAACTTGTTAAAAGCATAAATAGGGTGGTGGACGAGTTGCATTTTTTGGGCGCTGACAATATTGCCGATGGGATACTTTCAGATATTCCGGAGATTGCCGATATTGCACTCAACAAAGCCGAGCAACAACTCTTTGGGTGGCATTGTGCACACCAGGGTGAAAGGCTCCCCTCAATGATTCGCGGCATGGGGTTGTCTGTCGAGGAGTGGAATAAACTCAAAAAATCAGGAGATGTTCACTATCTCACAGAATCAGAAATAGAGGACATCGAGGACTGCCTTGGCCTCAGAGTTGATAGGAGCCACGAGGAATGCTGCGAGTGTGCGCTCGAGGAAGTGGATCCGGCGCAATGTAAAGGGCATGTTGCTGGCCCAAGTCCGTGCAGTCTTTTTGTTAAGGTTGCCGATGAAAAATATTATGAAATAATCGGCAAACACACCGGTAGTGTTATCGGTGTTTGTTCTGGCGATGGCGTTGCAGACGCAAAGAAAGAAGATCCTGGGGCGACGTTCAGAGAAATAACCAAACAGAAGTTTGAGCAGTTTCAATAATGCTAATGCTAGGGCAAGATACTAACTGACGCACAGTCGAAAGTAGTATCTGGCTTCGGCCAGATCAAAAAAGGAGCAGGGAAATGAAGACCGGAACCAAAAGCCTGTTGTTCGGTGTGCATCAATTTTTGTGGCACCCAATCACGGTATGGATGGCGTGGGTGTGGTTATTCCGCAAGCTGCCTACATGGAGGGAAACCGTCTGCATCATTGTCCATGATTGGGGCTATTGGGGTAAGGCCAATATGGACGACGAGGAGGGGGAAAAGCATCCCGAGCTTGGCGCAAAAATAGCCGGGTGGTTGTTTGACGGTCATGAGCACTGCCGAGCGAATAGTGACCCCCCACGGTGTGGATGTGCTGAATATTACAGATTGTGCCTACTACATTCCAGGCACTACGCGCGGAACGCCGGGATAGAGCCGTCGAGTTTATGCTGGCCAGATAAGTTAAGCATTATCTTTGAGCCGTGGTGGTTGTACCTCCCCCGCGCATGGGCGAGCGGCGAACTCGCAGAGTATCGAAAAATTGCGGCAGTAGCTGGTTTCATCCCTCTGACTGCCACCCATCGTGAGTGGTACAGGTGGATACAGGACAGGTTATCTACGCTTGGAAAAGAAAAGCGTGGCGATGTTGTCCCGTATATAAATCCATCTCGATAAAATTGATAGGCACAGTGCGAGACAATAACTGAGATTTTATCACAACTACCTGATATCAGGTATAATCGAAAGTACAGTCAATCATTTTAAAATTTTAACGATGGAGCAGAAAATGCCCACAATAGAAATCGATCAATCTGATTACGATTTGTTGATGGCAATGTCGAAAGAGTTGCAGATGCAAGAAAACGACAGCCAGGCATTCCCGTATTTTTGGGGACCGATGAGCAAAAAAGAAGGGATCGGGACCAACGACGACGAGCCGAGGATTTATGACGGAAATGCCGCAGAAACTTACACGCCTGATGACTTTGCAGACAACAACGAGGATAAATTTTCTCTGTTTTTGGCTGAGAACGAACTGCCAGAAGATACCGAATATATTGATATCGACGAGAGTGAGTGGATGTCTTGGGTTGAAGAAAACTGTCCTGATTGCAGTATCGTTTACAGCCGGGAAGAAGATGTTTCAGAACCAAACTTTTCCTTATTTAAATCTGACGTTCAAAACCACATCTCGGGAAACCGGCACCATCTTGGGAAGAATCCCCACACATACGCCAGAACATTCTTCCGCATGGAAAAGATGGAGGATCTTGTCAGGATTATCTACAGGATGAACCCCATCCCCGAGGAACAGGTAAATGAAGAGGCTCGTCGATATGTTGTAAAGGTAGGCTGACAGATTCTGACTGAATCACACCACATCAAAGGAAAATTTAAAATGCTCACCTCACCTGGCGCCGTAAAAACATACCGGTTGAAGTCCGCTCCACCCTGGCTGCACCATAGCCTGCGGTCGGGCTTCTCGCACCGGACCAGGTTTACTCAGGCCGAGCAGCAGATGTACCGGCGGCGCAAGAAGATATCGCCGTCACAGTGGGTGGAGCGGCACCGCTTTATTACCCAGGGGGCGCTTGCCGGGCATCTCATGCGGTTGGAGGTATCGCCACACATCGCCGGGCAGATCGACGCCGCCTTCTTTCCTTCGGTGCGGGTGATCGTTATCTGTGCCCCACCGCAGACCGGCAAATCGACCGCTGTCGATAGTTGCCACGCCTACGCCATGGATATGGCTCCTGGTCCTATCCTGTCCGTCTATCCCGACGAGACCACCGGTAAGGATAACTGCAAGGAGCGGATCCACGCGATGATCAACAAGTCGCCACGGCTGCGGGCGCTGAAGACCGGCAATAAAGACGACTTTGCCGCAGGTAAGGTCAAACTTAATAGCTGCACTTTTTATATCGGCTGGGCTGGATCTGCTTCCTCCACCTCGAACAAATCGATTCGCTACCTTGATCTGCAGGAGGTCGACAAATTCCCCGAGACCCCGAACAAACGGGAAGGTGACACGATTAAAAACGCCGAGGCCCGTGTAATCGATTATCCGCACAACCATAAAATTTTTATCAGCTCGACTCCGACCCTTGAGTCTGGTCCGATCTGGCAGGCGTTGACCAAGTACTGCCGAGTGATTTTTGATTATTACGTCCGCTGCCCTTTCTGTGGGCAGGAACAACTAATGGTCTTTGAGCGGATCAAGTGGCCGAAGGGTGAGGACGGCCATAGCCTTGATCCCCTCCTGATCGCCGAGCAAAAACTTGCCTGGTACGAGTGTGAACACTGCGACAGAAAATGGAACGACAGCGCCCGCGACCGTGCCATTCAAACACGAACTTGGCGAGAGCGTCGGGCCGACGGCACGCCGGGGTTGGAGTTGTTTCAATT